TCATAAATTAAAGTCAATAAACAAAATTTATTTTTAAATTCCGTATAAAATCTACATTTCATTATACATATAAATGTCGTCCTATATAATGTCTTTCCTATGAGGAATCGTATTCTACACTCTGTAAAAAGTCAATAATTTTAGTATTATCTTCACATTCTCTATCTTTTGTACTCGGAAAAATATCATATGCGTTTGCCAAACAATCAAACTTTCTTATTATATCCTTTCCAAAAGTTCATTCGTAGTTCCATTGAAACTGGTTTATTTATAAGTTCGTCCATTTCATCAACGTCCAACATATCCATTAGATTACCAATTTCCTGATTTAATTCATCGGATATATAAGGCATAGTTCGTTTAATCATTGTTGTGATACTTCTCATAGGAAACATATCACATTGTCCTTGAAATGGATCGTTAAATCCTTTTAGCTGAGTTAATTGGGCGTATACACTACCCATCGCCTCTAAATTTTCTACTGTATACATTATTATTTCACACCTTTCCATTTTCTTTTAAGAATACATTTGTAGTTACAACATTATCGTTTACATCATATCCTTTTATGAATATTGGTGCAAGCCATTTTAAAATTAATTTTCTATGACTTGAACCCCTCTCTCCTTTCCAGTAATGATGCCAATGTCCACGCCGTGTATGTGGGCGTTTCGGAGAACCATGTGCTTCCACTCCCGAATTATTATAAATAATATGAGATTTAACCTTCTTTTGTTTTATTTGGCGAATAATATTTCCGGTTTGAGTGCCACAATTCCATTTTTGAATTTCTCTATATTTATCTTTTATGTATTCTTTTTTTTGGGGCTTACGAGTTATGTATTTTTGTCGTTCATCTTCAGTAATTTCGCTGTTCTGTGCACAGATATATAACACAAGTTGCAATTTTGATGTTATTAAGTTTGTTACAAAATCAATATAATCTTTATCGACAAAATTCTTTGATGAATTCTTTTCTACTTCTTGTAACATTCGGTCAATTCCATCTTTGATTGTACCATTTTCTATAAGATGTAAAGAAATAGGCATAACTGAATAGTCATTATTTATAAACAAAAATCGCAATTCCAATTCTCCGTTGTTAGTATCTGATTCAAAGTAGACGAAGAATCCATTGTACTCATCATCGTTTACTGCTATGTAAATACAGGGATATGGAAGATTACTTAAAACTTCGATTGGTATAATTAAATCTTCACTTCCTTGTTCAGTAAGAACATCTTCCATATCTTTATCAAAGCTGAAGATTTGTTTATACAATCTCCATGTAGCAGTTGCAACAATTATATTGGCTTCTGATATTATGCTCAAATTAATATTGTCATTTCCGCCACTTGCAATAGCAATCCCTACCCCTATCGGTATATAGCAACGAGCATCCCAATTCACTTCTTTGCCGTTCATTTTTCTCATATCTTCTACTTGTTTCCAAGCATTCGGATATTTCTTATTGACTTTTTGAGTTAAAATTAATGGTGCAATTTTTTCTTCCATAATATATTACCTATCATTTTAATAAAACTAACATTTAATTGTTTTTAAGTTATTTTTCAATAAATCACGATTCAATTGATCTATATAATTCATACGTTCATTTTCGGCAATAGAATCTTTTTTTACGCCATTTTTAGTATATATAAATTGTATAGGCAACCTCATTATATCACTTTTTAATTTATTTCAATGACTTCCCAAGTCCATATATATTCTTTGTCATCCACTGACAAATAAGCTATACCATCATCCCCACATGTAAAATCAATCTTTGCATTCCAATCATCATCTGAATTGTGGCTTTTTTGTTTATATAAATTTTGTGAATCTTCTTTTACAAATATGTACGCATCTTTTTTATTATCGAATGTTTTATATCTTTCAATTTTCTCCTCATGTACTGCATAGCAGATTACTACATATTTCTTCATATTCTCCATATAAATATCACTCCTAATTTATTGTGTTATTTTTTAATTTTTCATTATACCACCTGTCCGATATTACATGTGTCAATTCTACCTGTAATACAAACATAGCTCGTGAGGCGAATTCCGCTTCATATTTTGCTTTAATTTTCCCAAGTTCAGTATCTCTTTCAAAATTTCCTGATTTCTCTGCTTTAAGAAATTGTGAATATAACTTTGCCAATTCATCATTAGTTTTGCCTTCAAATTTATTTGTCCAACTCATTTTATGTCCTCCAATTTTTTAATTAAATGTAAATTCAATTTTATCATTAATAAAATCTTCTACATTATTGGCTCTAAAGTCCTCTACTGCAAAGCATCCTTCTCCATTTTCACATCTATATCCAACTACTGGTTCTTCCCAACCTGTGACCTCAATCCAATATGATGTACCGTCATTATCTATTGCCGGCATACCAAAACAAAGTGTTCCATTCGGATTTGGACATCTTGGAGCTTCGGTGTAAGGTGTTTTTGATGTGATTTCTTTTATAAGAGCCTTACCGCTTTCAGTAAACTCTCTTTCATATTTTGCCACCTCTATTGATAGAGGTTCATTTCTGTATTTTTTCATTTTAATCGCCTCTTAATCTTTCCTTTATTTTACCATATTTATGTTGAATAGTCAACGGCTAAATATATCATTACATTAATCCTGTGAATTGTTGTTGAATGACAATCATAATCTTATCATCAAAATTTCCCTCTGAACATTCTTTTATAGATGTGATAATAGCCGTTGTGGTTGAAATAGGAAGCTCGGCAACTTGTTGCCGAGTAGTTCACCTTTGCCTCCAATCTCTTTTGAGTTTTAATCTTATAACACATAAACTTCACCGTCCTCAATAACATATTCTCAACACAAAAAAGAAGATACTCACTACAGCAAGTATCTTCTTAGTACCTCTTTGAAATTTCCGTTTCATTGGTTTAATTGCTTTTCATATAATTTAACAAGGTAATTGTAAAATCCTTCACCCTGCCAGTCATCAAACCATTTCTTCATTTTTTCATAAGTTTTAAAGAAAGTAATAGCAAAATCTCCGTCCGTATTAATCTCGCTTGATACCTCATAATACTCATTGTATCCAATACTGTTCGTATTTTTACCATGAAGTATGACCTTACCAAATGATGTATCTGCAAGCTCAACCCAAAACTCTTCACTTTGCATTGCCTGTTCTAATTTATCCATAATATTCCTCGCTTTCCACAGTAAATCATCGTTTCATTATCTCTTTTCAAAATATTTTCCATTGTATGAATATCCATTAGATAAACAATGCTTTATTGCTTTCTGCTTAACGTACTCTTTATCTTCATTAGAAATATTCCAAGCATCATTATCATCTTCATATAACAACCAAAATCTCCATTCTGCATCGTCTTTGCATGGAATATCTATTCCTAAATAGCATTTATTACCTTTATAATCTCTCGTAATACCTAATGTAAAATCATAATTATCGCAGGATGGTGTAAACACAATTTTAGTAATATCAAAATTTACTTTCATAATCTTCTCCTTATCTAAAAAAACTCTTGTTTCATTAAAATTTAATAGTTGTATCTTCTGAAACTACCATAAAGATATGTGGTAGTTCACTCAATTATTTCTAATACATAATAACCAAGACATTTTTGCATTCTGGTATTAATATATTCCTTATTCTTTTTCTCATATTCAGAAAAAGATATACAAGGAAGCAATAATCGTTTTTTGCCTCTTGCATTTATATGAGAATAATAGATACCTTCACGCAATACATTTTCAGGATTTTTTAGTCCTAATAGTTTTATATACTGAATAGCGGCTAATTTTTTGTTTTTCTCCGCTAAATCAAATGCTAACATATTTTTCCTCCTTAATCAAATTATCGTTTCATTTACTTTAATACAATTAACTCTGCTTCTTCGACATATTTCTTTGCAGCATTATATCCATTTCTATTAAGTTCACCTTCAATACTAAACCAAAGTGAATCTAAAAAATTTGGAATAGATACAAAATCTTTGTTTGGATATTTTTCTCTATATCGTTTATACGCCGTTTTATATAATTCATCTACTAAATCACGCTTCATAATAATTTATCTCGCCTTTCAAATCATATATTTTTAATTTCAATAATTGCATCGTGTTCTTTCGCATATTTGTAAAAATCCACCGTGTCATCGCAAGTATAGTTGTCCAAAAATTCGTCAAATGTGGTGTAATATTCCGACTGCCTTTCTTCCCAATAATTTTTTGCAAAATCTCTTGTTACTTTAACATAAGAAATATTATTATCGGCAATATTTTTGCGACTTATTGTATCTTTGTATACTGCAATCCATATAGTTTTCATTAAATCACTCCAATCTACATATACACTTTTTTCAATTCTCTATCTTCCAATCCAATAGTACCATCAAGTAATGAAACCAACGCATTATACTGTTCATTTTCTTCAGGATAATTTGCTTCTATGTAACTAAGGATATTCCAAATTAATCTTTGACTTGCACCGTCAATGTTGAAATTTTCTTGAATATACTCAAAAAATTGCTGTTTATTCATTGTGTCTGTTTCCTCTTTGTCTAAATTATTGTACAAATTTTGTAACTTTTCAGCAAATTTTTTTAATGCGTTCTCTTTATATTCTTCATTATGTACAAGGGCAACCACATCAGGCACTCCCGAAAACCCATTTCTCTTTGCCTCCAACATAAGATGTGTTTCTTCTTCTACATCAAAAACCTCATAGAGTGTCCATATCTCATTAGCCAAAATTTTAGTTAATTCTTTTTTTGTCGTTGGATTATCTATTATAATTTCATTACGCCAATCCTCACAACAAGGATTATCACCTTGCATATACAACTCAATCGTTTCATCTGTTGCTTCTGATATTCCAAATGAAAAATCCGTTCCGTTCGATAATTCGTCAAGATATTGTTCTAATTTGTCTGTGTTCATAATATTAATCCTCCTTCTCAATCGTCACTTTATATCCCATTTGTTTCCAAAACTTTTCCGTTGCTTGTTTACAATCAGATAAAAGATAACTATAGGCTTCTCCATAATATTCCTCCATATATGATTCTACGCACATTATTGAAGGATATTTTAAAGGCTCAGTAAAATCCCAACTACTACCTATATATGCCTCATTAACAATTCTGAAATCATCTTCGTTTGTCAACTTATACCATATATAGGTATGGTCCTCGTTTAGTTCTTCATCAATTAAAGGCATTACATTGTCTAATTTTATGATACGCAATTTTTCTGCCTTTTCGATTTTTGGTTTCATCTCGTTCTTTACCTCGTAATCTCTACACTCTGCTTCTGTATTAAATTCTGTTCCGTCATCTGCTATATATACCGGAACTTCCTGTATTATTGCTTTTGTTTCTACTTTCATATATAACCACTCCAATCTAAAATTTCAATTCAAAACTCTAACCTTAGCAATATATCTTATCCTTATTTTATTTTGTAAAACATCGGTAACAAATATATTTGCAACTTCTTTTAAATCGGCTTCTGTACTATTATTGTCAATAACTATATCATAATCATAATTAAAAACTCTGTCATCAGCCAAATTTGACGTAATATGTGGTATATTATCACGTTTAACAAGGATTGTTATTGCATTAAATTCTTGTACTGCTCTTTTTATTTCCTCCGGTTCTCGAATATGTAAAAAGAGTATATCTTCATCAGTCGAACTTTTAAAGGCATCAACTTTTCCTCTCATAGCTGCAAATGGTAAATCATTATATTCAGAAACAATCAATTTTAAATCACATAAAAATTTTCTGTCTCTTTCTGTTTTTGAACCTGTCCAACCTATGTCTTTTGCAATTTTTTTTATTTCATCTACTGATGAATAATTAATGACTTGTTTATTTGTTAAACGGCAATAAAATTCACTCACAAATTGTACGAATGTATCTTTGCCTACTCCACCACTACCGTTAATTACAAATATTTTCTTACTATCAATCGTTGTCATAATATATTCCTCCCTTTTGCTCCATTAATTTGACTTGAAACGTGATTTTTCATCTTCGGTAATAATATCAGTAATGAATACTTTGATTATTTCAGCATCCTTATCATTAACTTGTGATAAAATGTGTCTTAAAGTGCTTCCAACACCTTGAATAATATCTTTGTGTTCACCTTTTACTTCAACAACAACTTTATCTGAATCAGGATCAGATGTAATCAAGCAAAATGAACCATCTTTAAAATTTTTTGCTCTTGCTAAACGATTTACTATTTCTGCAAATTCATTAGTCATTATAATTCAACTCCTTTTATTTTACGATTGCTATTACATTTTCTTTATTATGACCATTGATTTTACACTTGGTTTCATTAATGTTTTTTACGAAAACCAAAGATGTTTTATCAATGCAGTGTGACCATTTCGGTGTACCTTGATTAAATACACGTTTTAATAACAGAAATCTTGCCTTACCGGGTTTTCTACTTGTTGCTTTGTTTATGAGATGTATAATTGTATTATGCAGTATTTCTTCTCGTTTGCGACAATACCTTTCCGGTATATTATTTTGTTCTTTTTCTGCTATTTGTAAAATCTTTTTATAATCAAGATAAGTAATATATTTCATCTTTAAATCCTCCATTAAAAATTTATATATTCATATTAAATTACTCTATTTCAACTTTTAAATAAATGGATTTACCATTTGTGCATTTAATTCTTATAGCATTTTTACTATGTTTTATTCTTAGCACACTTTTGACACAAGGTTCATAATGCTCTAATCCGTCTCCATAAGCGAATAAAGCATATAAATTATCCAGAACATCATTTTTGTCAAAATCAAAATCTCCTTTTTTAAAAGATTTATATTGCTTATTTGTTAAAATCACCATAATCTTTCTCCTCCTTCCTTGTTTATTTAATCGTAAACAAATACTGCTCTTCCACCGAGTTTTTTTATTTCATTTGTAATATGTTCTATTTGATCAAGCATAACATCCATAGAACAAATACAAGCTCCTTCAGAAATATTCCTATATATACTCCTACAATCGCTTATAGTAATTCTACAAATATTATCATCTACCTTAATTATTCGGCATTTTATTGTTTCCATTAGAATTCCTCCTTTTAAAATTGCATTGTTTAATTTATATAAACAGTTCATACTGTAAAATAGAAAATAAAAAAAGAGTGATTAATCTATAAATAGGTTAAATCACTCTTTAAAAACTAAATTATTTATGTAGAAAACAGCTAATGCTATTTTCGTAAACTTCATATCTATAATTATATTATAGCATATCATAGAACAAAGTCAACGCATATTTTTTTATATTAATAAATATTCATTTACTGCTTTAACTGTTTCTTTAAAGAATTTTTCTGTTATGAAATAATCATATTCTCCTAACAATGAAATGTGTAATATTTCTTTGTCATTATAAAGCGTATTTTCTATCATATCCCAAATATCATCATATATAAAGGTTTTGATATAATATTCGGATACACTATCTTCAGATACCCATTTTTCATTTCTTCGCTTTTCATATTCTTTTATCATCTCGTCATTTGACATATATCTATACTTATCAGCGATACTTTTGAAAAGCGGAATATCATTCCAATAATCATAATCATAATCTTGATCACAAGAATTCTGAAATTGTAATGTACTATCAAATAAATGATATACTGATGTAGGTACAGCATATATACCTAATAGTTTTTTGTCTGCAAAGTAGAACCAACGATATTTGAATACGTGATTTTTAGCCCAAATTTCCGTCTTTCTTTCAAGTTCTTCTGCATTTTCAAGTGTTTTCAAGTCTATAAAACTTGTATCTTGATTTTCTCGCCAAACCGGACTGCATAGGCAATTTTCTTCAGCTATATTCGCATAATTTTTGCGACATTCTTGTTTATATTGCAATAAAAACAAATATAGGTCTGCCGGTTCAATGATTTTAAAACTTATCGTACATCTGTAACTCATAATTATATGCTCCTTTCATATTATCCTTATTCATAATATTTATATGTACAAGTATCATTAAACTCAGTATCGAGAATCAATTTATTTTCTTCTTCATTCCAAAAAAGACTTGTACGCCCGACTTCGTATCCACTCTCAATTATAACTGCTCTCATTGCTTCAAGAGCTAAATCAACCATAAATTCATATGGTTCTTTACCGTTTGGAATGGATATTGGTGTTTCAAAATCGCCGTTTGAATAAGTAATGGCTATCTGACCTCTTTTAACATAGTCAACACCATACTGCAATCTACAAGATAAATTCTCATTATAATTTACAGTAAGCCCATTACAGATGCAATGTATCCCTTTAATATTAATTTTTTCGTCTGAATTTATAAGTTTTAAAATACTATCTATGTTAGGAAATTTATCGTTACATTTTTTTATAAATGTAATGATTTTCTCTTTGCCGGTATCAGTTAATGTATATTTCATTTCAATTACTCCTTTTGTATTTAAAAAAATTTAAGAGTTAAATTGGTTGCGTAATCCATAACCATGTTCTTTTAAATTTTTTGCCATTTTTTCGGCATCTTCTTGGTTTGTAAAGACGTATTTATTAAAATCACTTGGATGTAAGTCCGCACTGTAAGTTTCGCCTTCATATCTATATCTTACACAAATACGGATATAATCATATAATCTTTTGCTCAGAAAAACTTTTTCATCCTTATGTCTTGTGATTTCAAATACATGAGCATTAAGCACTTCGCAATCCCAGTCGGAAATAACGTAAATTGTTTGTCCGACACTGACACCCCAATCTTCAAGTGCAGCCTTTTCAGCTTCTGTCATTTTTTTATTCTCGTTAACTTCTATATATTTTTTTAATTTATCTCTGATACGCCAATACTGAATTCCGTATGCATCACCTTGAATTTCTGCTCTTTTGTCTCCGAAACAATCCAATGCCACACAGATTCTCTTAATTTCTTCTACTGTTAATTCTATTTTCATAAATAACAACTCCTTTTCTGAATATATTAGCAAACAATATAATCACAATCAACTGTTGTGTTTTCATCTGCATGTTCAACTTTGTATCTACCCATCAATGAGGTATCCTCAATGTATGAATTTGCTTTTTCAATAGCTTCCGTTTTGTCAAAGCCAATAACAAAAAACGAAAAGTTTTCATCTATCATTCGGATTACCCATAGGTTATTCATATCAAAAATTTTCATAATAATCTCTCCTTTAATTGTAATACTTATTTTGTTTCAAACAATGTCAAAATGAACTTTAATATAATTTATAGCTGCACGATAAATGTTGTATTTTCTTCTGGTTTTATCTGATATAGAGTCATCTTCAAATGTTTCATTGTCAATTAAGTTTTTTTCACATTCTTCAAGTGCCTCTCTGTGTCCGCCATAAATTACTGTAATATTTCTTTTTCTATCTTTAAATGCTGTAATGCTAACATAGTCACCAACACTTATCAGTAGCATGCACTCATCAGTTAAATTTATATAAGCATTTCCATTTACACAAGCAAAACTTTTAATTGTTGCATCATGAATATATGCATTACCGGTAATCCGAGCAATATCATATATACACGGATTACAAAAAAACAAGCATTGTCGAAACTTCATTCTGAAATAAATGTCTTACTTATTTGATGGGTTATTCGGTTTCAATCTCGAAAAATTCTTTAATTTCTTTTACGACACATTTAATGTGTTTCTTTTCTTCTTCAGTTTTGCATACTTCGACTTTTCTTTCTAATTCTTCGAGTGAAAAACTATGAGGACTGTTGCTGAAAGTTACATTATACATATTGCCGTTTGTTTTATATGCTGTAACTATAATTTCTGATTCTTTATACAAAGGTATAGTAATCCAGTTACTATAGGTGTCTATATGTGCGTCTTTTTGTAAAAATGCGTCATCGTTTATGGTTGCATATCCCCATGCTTGAGCGTTCATTGTTAGTCTTGCATTATCTGTGACAGTGCTGTGTTGGCGAGCATAAGAATTACCGTTTAAACGTGCGTTTCCGCTTACTTCTGCATTTTCAATTGCCATCGCTTTGTCGCATAGAACAGCGTTATTACGAACTTTGGCATTATCCCTTACAACAGCATCGCAAAAAACTTTGGCATCATCGTAAATCCAACATTTATCACAATTCGACAAGTTATCTTCACATTCGATAAAACCGCCGAGGTCGCCTGCTTTAACATCATCAAAATCTAACAGAGCTTTAATACGATATAGTGTTTTGCCCTCAAATTCGATAGATTCGTTTGTTATTTCATATTTTTTCATGATAATCTCTCCTTTTCTCTCCTTTTAAAATTTAACCTCAAAACCAAAATGACAATATCCGTAAGTATCAGTTAACCAATCGGATATATCATCTAATAGTTGTTCTTCATCATCTTCATAATCTTTAACGTCAAATTCATTACTGATGTCAATTTCTTTTGGCAATGTTTTTAATAATTCTTTATCGCCATCCGTATCCCATTTAATCTTAACTACTTTCATAATTATACCTCCTTAAAAATATATTAGATTTATATAAACAGCCTAAGCTATAGAAAAATAAAAAAAGAGTGATTAAACCCGAATAGGGCTTAATCACTAATAAAAAAACTATATTAAAAATAGAAAATAATATCATTTACTTTCTATAGACTTCATATCTGTAATATAATTATAACATATTAGAAAATGAAGTCAACATTCTTTTTTATCATATTCATATATCATCATGACAGATTTTAATTTTTCAGTCACTAAAATACTCCTTTATAGATTCTTTTGTTATTTCATTATTTGAATATGGTTCGTATACATTATTCCACGGTGCTTGATTTTGTGATAATGACGTTAAATCAGTTGCAGTATATTCAGCAAATTGATTAATAACATCATTTATCATTTTTTTATCTGCATTAGAAATGATATTGTTATTATATTTAACCCTGTGTACACTCCATATATTATCTGAATCCATTTCTATATAAGATGAAATTGATGGGATATGTCCACCTCCATATTGTTTGTATTCACTATATGCTTTTGGTATTACAGGTCCAAAATCCCATGCTTCAATTATTTCTTTAAAGCAAGCATTATTCTTATTTATTAGGAAATATGCTTGAATAAAGTACAATATTTTTTGCAATTTTAAATTAGATATAATATAATCCTTATCATTGCTATAATTAATAACATACCTACATACATCAAGTACATTATACATATGCTCAGACCTTTCTGTAAATTGTTTATCTATCTCTTTATAATAAATCTTTATCAATGATTTGAAAATTCGCCCTATGAATATAGAGAGCTTTTCCGTCAATCATTAATTTTGTTGTTTTAGGCAAATCCTGACACACTTCCCAATAAACCTCGTTACCGGAATATGCACAAATAGGATCGCCAAGTTGTGATTGGATAACTACTACTCTTGATTTTCCAAAGTAATTCTTGTATTTATTTACGATACTTGCAATAAATACATTATCCCCAAAACTGCCGTCTGACGTACTCTTTATTACTTCAGGGCTTTTGAAGTCTACTTCAGGATTTAATCCGTTTTCAGCAAAAATCATTGTGCTACCACAGCTTTCGATTGTTTTACCATCAATAATTACTGTAACAACACTTGATAAGGTTTGATTATATCCCCAACCATTCTCATTATTATATGTTTTTTCTTTAATTACATTAGATTGTAAGTCAATTTTTTGACCGCTTACATTCATAAAGTTTTCACCCTGATTGGTATAAAAACCTGCGTTATATGTATTACCTGTTATTGAACCATTTAGTTCATTAACTTCATTATCCCATAATGCACATCCGGTACAAGAGATAATAGCAAAAAGCATTGTCAAAACTGTAATTAAAATTTTCTTTTTCATAATCGTATTCTCCTTAATTGTTTATTTTTTCAACCGATAAAATTTTGTAATCGCAATCTATGCCTAATCCGTAAATTCTTTTACATTCATCTACAGAAGAAACAGTACATGATTGTTCTCGCCATTCCCAATTACTCAATCTGTCACGGTATTTGAATTTTATATTATACATTTTTTCCTCCTATCTTAAACTACATTTTTTTTGATTTTACTCTATAAAGTTACTACTATACCAATCAATTTCCTCATCGCCATCAAAAATCAATTCATGTACCGGTATATTTTGAAGATTTTTTTGTGCATAAGTTATTGCTTCATTAAAATCCAAATTATCCGGCACTTCCATAGTAGTTTCATAATATGCACTACAGCATACTTTTACTCTCAATTTTTTCATAATAATAACCTCTCTTATATCTTTAGTGAATAATTACCCAACCTTGCTTATTTCATCATTAATTTTCTCTAAATCAAAATATAAGCATTGTATAGATTACTGCCTGTGTCCATTTTCTGTTAAATAATATCCTCATGCTCTTTCTTCCTCTCTTATTTTTTGTAAATCTTCCCAGTCTTTAATAAGTTTCTTTGCGAATCTTTCACAATTTTGCTAATTTCATTCATTTTAAATTCTTCCACAAAAAATTAATCAGTTACAACAGCTCCGCAATTTGAGCATTTGTTTTCAATAAATATAGCTCTTTCATTGCAGTTGCCGCATAGTATTAATTTACTTTGACAATCTGTACAATAATCTGTTTCTTCATCAATTTTAAATGTAAATTCGTTCAAGCAACCTTTACACGTTTTTACTAATTTAATAGTATTATCATATCCACAGTTTGGACATAAAGTTGTGTCTTCAGGTAACAATTCATAACAGTTATTGCAAACATTTTTTAGCTTATAATTACATTCCGGGCAGAATGTATAATCTGTTTCAGCTACATTGTATGTAAAGCCACAATCAGGGCATTTCTTTATATACACATGTGCATTTATGCAGAAAATAACTAATAATATTCCTATTGCTGCTACTGTTGTGAATAATACTTTTTTTGTATCTTGCTTGTTTGTTGCTAAAAGATACATATATCTTACAGCAAAGAAAACAATTAATAAAATTGATACGATTGCGATTACATAAAATAACATTTTAAATTCCTCCTTAAAAAAACAAAAAGAAAGCTATCTTGCTTTCTCCATAAAATAATATTTTGTTTATATATAAACTGTCATAATTGACAGATAACAAAATTAAGAATCTATATAAAAAAAGAACAGACTAAATCTTTTTTGGGTATTAGTCTGTTCTTTGAACTTTAAATAAAATTGTAATAAGCTATAACCTTATCACAATAAACTTCATATCTTATGATTTTATTATATCATAGTCGAAATTGAAGTCAATACTATTTTTCTGCTAAACATAATTTTCAACCTTATTTCTGAAATATTGTTTCTTCGTCAAAACATTCACATTCTATGAATGAAATCGAATGACAATCTTTTAATTTACCATTTTCACAGAACATTGCAAATACTTTATTAATATCATTATAGCTTAATGGATATTTATTGCTCTTATTTTTGAATTGATATATTGAATTAACAATGTCAATATGTTTTTCATCTATAGGCATAAACAAATAAACAATATCTTTACATTTCTTATCAGTTATTTTATAAGCATTCTCAAATGTTATTAGCTTATAAGGAACTTGCATAATAAAATAATAGCAATCTAAGCAAAACTTATTTTCATTATGCAAATTGAAGTCGTATTTATCACCAAGTGCTTTCCAAGCTATAACATTGAATGCAAATTTCGATACTGAACCATCTGCATTTTCGACTTGCCAACCGTTTTTATGGTCAAAAAAAGCAATAACATCGTTATATGAATTACTCATATTATTAGTGACATAAGTAACTTGCACCTTTTTAAAATCATCCGGTAAACTTTCAAAAATACTTATCCATTTCATTATTTATCTCCCCTTTCAGGTTTATATAATCTTATACCATCATAAATTGGTTTTTCTGATATTTCACCCGATTCAAGTTCATCTAAGCCTTTTTCAATCATATACATTTTTGCATCAAAATCATCTAATTTTGCAACAATAAATGCTTCGATTGTTTTTGGCTGACTGATTGCTCCCCATTCTTGGTTATAATGATGTGAAGCGATTATATGTTGTAATTGCTCCAGTTCATCAGAATTTATAATAAAATCCTTTGTATAATCTTCAACCATTCGCACTCCCAACATTAAATGACCGAACAAGTTGCCATTGACTGTATATGATGCATTCCCCATAATGTCAGTATCCAACTCTTTTAGTTTTCCTATATCGTGAAGCAAACAACCTATAATGACTAAACCACGATTAGCCTTAGTATAGATTTGACAAATTCTTTTTGCCGATAAAGCCATTCTTAAAGAGTGATATAGTAATCCTCCATAGCAATTATGGTGCATACTTTTAGCTGCTGACCACCGTAAAAGTTTTTCTTTATTCTTTTCATAAATCTCTTCACCCAATTCTGCTAAAGCAGGAGCTGTTTCAGCAGCTTCGTTGAATAAACTTATACACATATCGAACATTTTCTTGGATTCAATCGGAGCAGTTATAATGAAATCTGCTATATTTGCATTGTTGTTTATTTCAAAGTACTGTAAAATATAACTCACATTACTTTGAAATGTGTTTACGTTAATAGTACACTCTGCAACATTACCTATTACAGCTAACTCTTTACTATTAATACTGTTAAAATACTTTGTAATTACAGTTTGTTCTCCATCCGACAATAAAATGTCACAATATATTGATCCATTTCTTGCTGTTCGTTCTTCTATATTCGTAACTAACAAGTTAGTTACATACTCATTTCCTACTTTCATTTCTTTAAATTTTACCATTTTGTTTCTCCTCCTAAATAAAAAGTAAATTGATTATAAAAAAAGAGCAGTCAATCTTCATTTTCTGAATTTTAACTGCTCGATTTAACTTATTAAATAAAAAGAGAATATAGCTTTAGCCATACTCTCTAAACTTCATATAATCTATTTATATTATATCAAATTACTTTTTGAAGTCAATATTTTCTTTTTCTTCAGTTCTTTCTATTATTTCTTCAGCTTTCTTATTAGCGTTTTCTATCCATTCATCAAAAGTCAATTCATTTGTCATTTTACATTCCTCCGATAATCAAAAAATCAGGGCGAGACCGTAGTCCCACCCTTCCAAAGATATTCTTAATGAATTCTTTTGTTAACATATTGATTATACCATACCGAATATTAAATGTCAATTTACATCGAAATTCGGTCCTTAATTTCTGCCATTTTAGCAGAATTAAGTCTTGTATCTCCTTTTACCCTTGAATAAGACAAATAACCATTCATTCTATCTATTTTGGTTAGATTATTGCTTCCGCATACAGGGCAAACATCCATCTCAAGTTCTTCATGACCACAATCATCACAATAAGCTAAAGACAAATTAACCCCTTCATAGAAGCCAAGTTCCATTGCTCTTTTAACAAGTGTTCTGATTGCTTCAATATTGTATCCAACCGGATAACGAACATATTGAATCTTACCACCGTTAAATAAATCCCAGAATCTTTTTTCAAGGTCCTGTTTTTGTATAGGAGTAATATTCTCCGTAACATGGCAATGAAAACTATTAGACACATATTCTCTGTCAGAAACATTTTCAACTATACCATACTTATTTCTGAATTGTTTTACTTGAAGTCCACAAAGTGACTCGGCAGGTGTGCCGTATATCGCGTACAAATTGCCATCTTCATGCTTAAATTGAACCACCTTATCATTTATATACTTCATTACATCTATCGCAAATTGACCATCTTCTACGAGCGATTTACCATTGTATAGTTCTTGTAACTCGTTTAAAGCGGTAATTCCGAAAGATGCTGTAGCAGATTTAAGTATTGGTTTGATTTTATCATCCGGTTTTAGATGCCCACCTAAAAAGCCACCTTGACAATAAGCAAGTGGATTTGTAGATGCTTTCATTTCACCAAGATATTCATAGGTTCTTATATGAATTTTTCTAATCATATTCAAGTAATAATCTAATATTTCATAGAAATCTTTTGATTCTTTTCTTGCTCTCGCCAGTATCATAGGCAAATTAAGCGAGACAGCACCAACATTAAATCTTCCGACAAAAATCGGTTTATCATTATCGTCTGCCGGTTCTATTCCACCTCTTTCAAACCAAGGTGACAGAAATGCACGACAGTTATGAGAATAAACACCGCTAACTTCAAAGTGTTCACTATCTGTTGTAACATCATAACTATACATTGTTTCTTTTACAGGAATAACTTCAATTACTGTTGAATTTACGCTGTAATTAATTCCGTTATTTCCTTTATAATGTTTTAATTTTTTTTGACAACAAATAAAGTTAATTAATTTATCATTCATCTGAAATTCTACTCTATATCTAATTGCAGTAGGTCTTTCTTTTGAATAATGGTTATGATAAATTTTTGCCGGCATTCCAAGTGACTGAGCTAAAGCCATTTGTTGTAAAGCTAATTCCTTATTAGTTGAACCGATTTGTACAACTGAATAATTATTATCAGAATCGTTAATATATCCGTCTGCATCAATCATTCCTGCCATAAATGAAAGTTTTGATTTACAATCCCAAGAGAATACTTCATTAGGAATTTGTCTGTTTATTTTATTTTCGCCACCAAATTTAGAACAAAAATAATTAATAGCACGTTGCATATTATCATTATTATCAGCAATAGCACATAAATCTTTATAATCACCTTTTTTGCCTCGCATTTGTAATACAGTTTTAGTAGTCATACCGAAATATTTTGAAAATGTTTTATGAAATTTACTTTCGATTTCATCTTCACCGGTAGCTGCAATCGAAGCAACAATACGATGATTTTGATAACAACCGTCACATAGCATAAATCCAAGTAACCATGCTTTATCCTCATTAAAACTTACTGTTTCTTCGGCGTATTGTTTCGTGTTAATTAAGATTTTATCATTTGTTTTTAGATTTTCTGCTTTTACTATACCTTTATTAATAATTTCAAATGGATGATCCGGTGTGCATAATAATCTTCTTCCATTTGAAAAATGTACGTCCACAAAGTTATCCGAAACATTTCGTATAATTCGTTTAGTATTAACAAACCCTTTTTGTGTATCATAGATTTGTACATTATTCAAGTCCATATACAAATGCGGTTGCCCTTTAATTTGAGTTTTTAATTCAAATTTATCAGACAATCTGTTCCACATTCTTTCAAAGGATTCGACATATAACTTATTATTAAATTTGTATGTAATTATTTCTTTGCCATCAACACAGCCCATAGGTGAAATGATTTTACCGTATTTTTTATACATTGATGCCACATATCCTTCACCGGAAAGGCTTAACCAATCTGGGTACATTGTTTTACTTGAACATTCGATTCCTGCTTCAAATACATCTTCTAAAGTCTTACCTTTACCATGAAGGTTTTCGTCATAAAGAAATACGATTTTCGGAAATAGTACAGGTTTCTTAAATCCTTCTTTTCCTTGACCGTTCTTTCTTACATTTAACATAGTTATAGATGCCATTTTAGCAAATCGACCTGTTCCTGTTCCTGTCGTTACCGTAATGAACGGATAATCACCTCTGCTTGATGAAACAGAATTGAATTTATATTCCCAACCTTGAAATCCTTGTTCAAAATCTCTTTGAACTTCTTTCATGGCTATTTCTTCGGCTTTATCCTTACCTAAACCTAACTCAACATATTTTTGAATGTATTTCTCATATGAATGTTCGGCATACGGCTCAAGTAGTAAATCAACTGAAGGTATTGTAAAACCTCCGTACTGCTGACTGGCAGCCGAAATAGTTACGTCTCCGATAACATCAAATGCTGTGTCAAGTGACTTAGGTTGGTTATACCATAGATTACCCATTTCAAAGCCGTCTTTTAAAACATTTTGCATATTAAACAAGCAGCAGTTCATTGTATCACGTCTTGCAGACATATCATGAATGTATATAAATCCGTCACGACACGCTTGAAGTTCTTCTGTTGTAAGGAAAAACTTCTGATATAATTCCTTATTAAGCTGATTAAAAATCAAACTTCTTTTGGTTGAAACCAAAGCACTGTCAGTATTGGAATTATCCTTATCACCAATGTACATAATTGACTGACTCTTTTTATATACTTCATCAAGCATTTTAACAAAGTCAATCTTGTAATCACGATAATCTCTATAGCTTTTCGCAACTTCCGAATTAACTTTATCAAGTGCTTTTTCAACAAGATTATGTATTTCCGGTACTGTGACAGTTGTTCTGTCATTTTGTTTTGCTATTTCTTCTGCTTTACTGTACACATATTCAACTATGTAGTTTAAATCATAGTCTGATAATTTCTGCATAACTCTTGTAGCCGATTTATTAACAGCTATCTTGATTTTCTCCTTCTTGAATTCTTGAAATGTTCCGTCTTTTTTTATAATACCTTGTAACATATAAAATCCTCCTTTTTACTACCCGACAATCAAATTATCGGGTAGTTTACCTGTTCTTATGAAGCCAACTTTGTATCGTCATCTACAATTTTAATAACCGATAAGACTTCATTTTCTCTTTTTTCCCTATCTTCTTCTTGTAAAATTCCTTCTTTAATTGCAATATTTATATCTGCTAATCTTTGAGCAACAAAACTTATTGCGTTATTTACAAACTTATATTCAAAGTCTTGTTTTACTCTGACTGCAAATGCTTCAGGTCCTTCTCTCAGATATATACTCGTATAAATATTTGCAAATTTTCTCGCTATCTTCATCTCCTTTCTGCTTAAAACTTCCTTTTCCGTTTTTTGCTCTTTTGATATTTTGCTTATGATCTGCTGAATACATTTTTTTATCATAAATTGAATCTTATCTGTTGGTATCGGCTTTCCATATTCATCCGCTCTACCAATTACATAAGTACTAATCTTTTTCACCTGTGCCGGCATTAAAGGTACAGATGTAGTTTTAGCCGATTCATTTATCATTTTTTCGAGCATTTCAGCGTTGACGTTCGTAATTGAACCATCTTTCTTTATAATTTTCATAACGTATTTCCTCCTTAAACAATAAATCATCAGTATGAATAAATAAAAAAAGAGCAACTATGTTTCCGATTTGGATTCATAATTGCTCTTTAATTAACTTTTAAATAATGAGAGGTACATTTAGTGTTCCTCAACCTTCATACTTATAATTATATTATATCATGCTCGAAAAAAAAGTCAACTAAAAGTATTCTTAGAACATTATTCATATCAAGTTGAATATGTAACCATTTTATGT